ATGGAGGAATATCAAATTAAAAACACATTTGATATATCTTATCACAAAGCAATAGTATCATTACTTGACGAGCACTATAAAAATATTGACAATCTATTTGTGGAACAAAACGACAATAACTAAACACCGACATATAAAATTCAGCCGATTGAATTGCCAAATTATAATTAAATGAATTAGTCCGTGTAAATAAAAAACCCTCTAAATTAGAGGGTTTTTCTTTTTATAAAAAATCTTTTGTTTCAGATTCACCACGCTTGATAATTCTAACCAATTTTTTCCATATACCAACACCAGTCATTTTTTCAACACTCTCGTCAATGGATTTTAATTCAGTTATTGATATTAAGGCTGCTCCGATTTTAGTCACGGGCATTATTGAACCAAGTATATAAGTTTCAAAAAGAAATAAACTTATAATAGTTAATTGGTATAAAAACATTTTAGAAATTGTATTACCCATTTTACGGCTGGTAATTTGCTCGTTCATTTTGAGAGCTCTGTATATTCCAACTAAAAAATCTATAACTATTAAAACTCCGATTGTTAATAACATTGGTACTACTGGTGTAAATATAGAAATTGCTGCAACAAACATAGGCATTAAGTATTGTTTCATAAATTAAGTTTATTTTATAATAATGGTATTCCATTTCCTGGATTAGCTCCAAATCCATCACAATTTTGCGGATCGTCAAATCTACCACCAGGTACATAAATACCCCAAAAGTAATTTTGCCTTGATGACGGAATATTCTCAAATGTATTTACATAAAACTCCAAATATTCAGGAAATGTTGTTGTGACACCCATTAGATGTTTAGTTAATCTGTCCGTAAAATACTGAGCCTTATGCCTTATACTTGATGTTAAGTAATTAACTTCATTTAAGTCCGATGGATTTGAATTATCTGAATTTTGTTTTGAAATTGCTTTGTTGGTAAATTTATAATTAGCATACAGAGCAAATTCCATAGTAGCCCACCAAGTTAAGGCCGGCTGAATATATTGAGTAATCAAATCAATTTCATCAACATTTAAAGTTGTTGTACTGATTTTATCCATTAATGAATAGTAAAATTTAGTTCCTAAACATCTTTGAATATAAGTATCCTGAGCCGGCTTGATATAAACCGCAAGTTCATCTTCATTTACATATTGTAAAATAGGTGAGTTGTCCTTTAAATACTTCACGGTTATAAACGCTGAGTATATCATTTTATAAGGTATATTTTTTTAATATCAACGGCTCAATTAAACCATTGATTTTTGCAAGTTTATTTAAAACACTTTCAATATCACGTTGTCTATAATTTATATAAACTGCTTGATAAACACCTAAACTATCTTCAAGTTCTAATCTACCTCCTAATTGACCGGCAACAAATACTCCATATAACATCGGATTGATGACATTGTGAGCCACGAAAATGTTTTGTCTAATCAAATCATTTAATTCAGTATATCTTTTATCGCTGTCGTTCAGGTCAATTTTAGTCAATTCTGGTTTTTGATCCGTTCCATTACTAAATGCTAAAATGAATTTTCCTGCTCCATTTGGTCCAGTAAATTTATCTTGAATTTCTCTATAAGCTCTTTTCATTTCCTCTGGTGTTGGAACTCCACTATTAAATGATAATAAAAATCCAGCTGAGAATCCGTTCATAATTGAGTTTTTATGGAAATGAGCTATTTCATATTCCGATATAAACCAGTTTAATGAACCATAGTATTTTGGAACTGAATACCATTTATTACCAATTGAATATTTCTTATAATATAAAACCTGTGTTTTCTCCTTTTTGTATTCAGTTGAAAATGCTTGTATTCTCACTGGTGGGTTTCTCCTTAATCCAATAGACGACCAGTCCTCTGCCATCCAAAAGTATTGTTCTTTTTTAGATGTATAAAATTCCTTGTCATATCTTAATGATTGAATTGGAATATGGTAAATTTGAGCGATTTTAGTTCCATCACTATTCCATACAATACCTAATGAAAAACTATCAGTCACTTCATAATCCATTGTAATCTTTTTAGTGACTTCCTCAAGATTATCATCGTCAAATCTATTCAATATGAATTCTTTCAATGCATCGGATTCTAATCCAGTTGCCTCAAATCCATTTGCTGAGATCATATCAATTTTTCTATCTGTTATAGCTCTGTGAGTTATAGACCTTTCAGTAAATATATTAATTAAATATTCAAAAAACATATTGTCATCACCAAATTCTATCCATTGTTTTCTTGTTGTTTCCTTAACAACAGGTACTTCAATTTCATTGTTTAAATTAACAACTGAAAAACTAATTTTAGTTGGTTCTCCACTCTCATCAATTCTTGCTTCCATATTTATATTTTATTTTTAATAGTCGTTGATGTTGAATACATTAGTTGTATTAAAATCCGATTGTGTAAATGACTTATAAGAAAAATCATTTGGTCCTGATATAACTAATTCACCACTCCTTAAATAAGATGCTGATGCGATATTAAGGTCGTATTCGTATAATGTTTCATATATATTATATTGATATACTCCTGGTAAATTGTTTATAATACCTTGTGTTGGACCAACAGATTGTGTTGTTGATGTCAATATGAATTCATCATATATTAATTTTTCAGGCGATATATTGTCTGATGTAAAAAGTGTATTAACCTTTGATTGTTCGTTTATAATTTGAAAAATATAAAACGGGTTTAACAAGGTTGCCACTTTAGTCAGCCTTAAAATTGACGAGCCTGATGCTCCAAATGTTAAATGTATCATACTATAAATATAATTTTATATCAAAATGTTTTTAAAATAAAAAACCCTCTTATTATAGAGGGCCTTTTATATTAGAAATATGAAATTTAATTATGCAATTAATCTCAAAGCTTCTGCTTCATCAATAATATGAACTGGTTCTGGTTCAACTGCAACTAATGTTCCAGTAAAACCTGCCATATCACCAAAAGCTTTTCCTGGTCCATTTGTACCAGCTGAAAGTCGTGCTCCATTTAATCTACCCATTAATAGCCACTCGCCATTTTGAGTTTTGATTAGAACTCTAAACCTTCCTTGTGTCAATATTAAGAACTTAGCTCTTGTTGCTGCGTCCATTTTCTCCATAATGAAAGTTAATGTCTGGGTATTGAAGATTGTTCCAAATTCGTTATTAGCCGTCACTTCACCAGTTGCTGATGCTTGTTCCGTATATTGCTCAAATTCATAAAATGATGCAGTTGCATATGAGGTTGCTGTAATTTCAGCATTAACTCCATATGAATATGTTGTACCGATCTCCCAAGCCCCAATAGCAAGTGTCTGAACTCCACCAGTGTTGTCTCTACAACCAATTGTGTATCCTGTGTTTAATATACAAGCCATTTATATTTTTTTAATTTTTTGTGTCTTTTTATCTTAAAGAATAGCGGGGCTGACATAGCCCCACCTTCTTATCATATTTTATCCTTTGTAAAGAACTACTTGCTCAGGAAATGCTACTTGAGCTCCCATTTTGAATTTAGATCTGAAATAAACCAAATCCTGGAATCTTTCATACCACATTTCAAATGTTTCAAAATCATTTTCCAAATCTACACCATAGTAGAAATTAGCTGCATAAGAACATACAACTTTATTTGAACCATTTAAACCTCTAACCGCAATTACATTGAAATTAGTTCCTAAATATCCGTTAATTCTGTAATCACCTTGATTAGCATCATAATGGAAATAGTTTTTCTCTCTCAACGCTTGTGTTAATGTATTGAAATTACCATAAGAAATATAGATATTCAAATCTGGTTGTCCTAATATATCAGACGCGCTTGTTGTAACCGTATTAATAACCTTATCAATGATATCAATAGCATCTGCCTTAGCAAATCCTGAATATGTTGAACCAGCGATTAGAACTGATGCTGTTGCTGATGTAAATTGTAATACGTTCATAATTCCATTACATAATGTCTGATTACCAGTTGTTGAACCAGCACCAGTGTTATTTCCGTCTTTAGATCCCAACCAAAATAGGTCTTCAATTAAAGCCTGAATTTTAGCAACTTTTTCTTCAGTATAAGTCACTTCAAAAGGTAAAACTTCGTTATACGAACCTGCCTTCATTAATTTTCCTGCCCAATATTGTTCCAAGTCGTTAAGACAATTGTTTTCAAATACGGTGATCGGACACACCTGTAAATCTCTCTGTGAAAGGGTCACAGAACCAGTTGCACTATAACCACAAGATCCACCAGCAATACCGATTAGATTACTTGTCATAAGGTTCAATGCGTCAGCATACTTGATGTTAGTCTGAATAGACACACCAGTTGTAAATGTTCTACCAGCCAAAATTGCCTTATAGATTAGATCTGTTGCAAGTTGGTCTGTGTATTTAGTTAAAGAACTTAAATTTAAAGCCATTTTATTTTTATTTTATTTTTTTAATCAATTAAGATTTATTATTTTTAGCCATCCAATCAATGATTGAATCCT